TATGAAAAGGTATTAGAGTTAAGAAAAATATTAGAATCTGTATCTGATAAGATTATTCCTGTATGGCATAAGAACAGAGGAATACAAGACTTCAAAGATATGTGTAAGAAATATCAAGGTAAGGTCGTAGCAATTACAGGATTCAAGAATGAAGATATTAAAGATGAACAATACATTATGTTCTTGAAATATGCAAAGAAATATAATTGCAAGGTCCATTGCCTTGGTATGACAAGAAAAAAGATATTAGATAAAGTCCCGTTTGATTATTGTGATTCTAGTTCATGGGTACAACAATCAGTTTATGGGCGTATCAATGGATTAGGTAAAGTTTCAAGAGAAATGTCAAGGACAAATAGAGAACAAGTAATGATAGAGAATTATAAGCAATTTATGCAAATGCAAGAAAAATATGAACAAAAATGGAGGAACGTGAATAAATAGAAATAAGACGATAGCTTTTAATGCAGTAATGTGTGCATTGTATGTTGTAGCAACGACAATTAACCCAATCGGATATGGAGTATTTCAATTTAGGGTTAGTGAACTAATGACAGTGTTTCCTGTTCACTTCAAAAAAGCACGTATCGGATTGCTTTTAGGAGTAGCAATAGCAAATGCAATGAGTCCTTTAGGCTTTATAGATGTATTTTGTGGGACATTAACGGCAGGATTATTGTATTACCTAATTGATAGACTACCGGTACACAATTACATCAAATACATTCTATATTCATTAGAAGTAGGATTAATTATTGGTTGGGAATTACAGTTGGTATATCATATGCCATTCTTATTAACATTCTTTACTACATTTATTCCGGAAATGATTCTATGTATTATCGGTGATTTATTAGCAAAGAAATTAAAGCATTATGTAAGTATTGATTAGAGGTGATAAACACATGGCAAGAAAAAAGCTTATTAATCAAAAACAGTTTGAAGCTTTATGTGAAATTCAATGTACAAAAGATGAAATCTGTTCAGTGCTAGATGTATCAGACAAAACATTAGACAGATGGTGTAAAGAAACATATAAAACGTCATTCTCCGATATTTTCAGACAAAAAAGGCAAGGTGGGTGTGCAAGCCTTAGAGCAAAGCAGTGGAAACTAGCTTCAAAGAGTCCTGCTATGGCTATTTTCTTAGGTAAACAATTCTTAGGTCAAACGGATAAGGTAGAAACACATTTTGACGCTTCAGAAGTAAATGCAATTAATAAAGCTATGATTACAGATGTAGCAAAAGAAAGAAGAATTGAAGATTTTGAATAAGCCTGCGCCTTTCAATCAAAAGCAATTAACTTATCTTAAAAAGACATTTAATTCATGGCTTAATGTATTAGAAGGTGGTAAGCGTGGAGGAAAGAACGTACTCAACACATACGCTTTCTGTATCGCTTTAGAAACACATCCGGATAAGTTCCATTTGATAGCAGGAACAGATACATCATCTGCACGTGTAAATATTGGAGATTGCAACGGATACGGATTGCAGAACTATTTCGCTAACAGGTTCAAAGTAGGAAAGTATGAAGGTAAAGACTGCTACTACATCAATACAAAGGCGGGTGAAAAGGTTGTATTCTTTGCCGGTGGTGCTAAAAAAGGTTCAGAGAATGCAATACATGGTTATTCTTATGGAATGGCATACGTTACAGAAGCAAACCTTTGTTGCATAGAGTTTTTACAAGAAGTGATGGATAGAACGATAGCGTCAAGCAATCGAAAGATATTTCATGATTTAAACCCAAAAGGCAAAAATCATTGGTATTATACAGATTTCTTACAGTATCATGAGGAGCAACAGAATAAAGATTCTACATATGGTTACAACTACGGGCATACCACCTTAGTTGACAATTATTCTTTAAGTGATGAGAAGATAATAACAGTCTTGAAATCATACGATAAGAATAGCGTTTACTACAAAAGGGACATAAAAGGACAAAGGGAAGAAGCCGAAGGACTTGTGTTCCCTTATTTTGCTAATGACTGCAAACCTTACCTATTTAAATATCAGAGTCTAAAAGAAAAGATGAATGAAAAAGGAAAAAGGTTCAGTCATTTAATCATTGGAGTTGACTTTGGAGACAATGGCTCGAAATACTCGTGGCACTTAACAGGATTCACAAATGATTGGGATTATATGTGGGCACTTGATGAAGGAGACATGGCAAAGTCAAATGCAATAGACGCAACAAAGTTCTGCAAAGCATTTGTAAGATTCTATAAGCGTTGTATTGAATGTTACGGGTATGTTGAGTGGATATTCTGCGATAGTGCTTCTAATACACTTATAAACACGCTTAGAGCTTATTTTTACGCCGAAGGATTAGACGGTAGTATAATTGCACCGGTAAAGAAGAATGAGCTTACAGACCGTCCTATAACGGTTGATAGCTTACTTGTTACAGGAAGATTGAAGATAGAAGAACATTGTAAGAACTTAATAAACGCATTGAGTGAATTAGTTTGGGATGAAAAGAAAGATATCCCAAAGGATGAGAACGTAAACAATATCAATGATGATTGGGATTCGTTCTGCTATACATTTATCACACATAGTGGATATATAGATTTAAGGAGGTAAGAAATAGAAACATCTAACATACGTAATCCGTGGTTTCAGAATTACCTAAACAATAGAGGGTATTTTGTAGATACAAACGCAATTGAAATTATTGAATTGTGTAATAAGTGGTATACAAATACCGAAACAGAATTTCATACGGCATACACCTTGAATAATGAGGAATACACATTGGACAAAACAGACTTTGCAAAGCGTTTGTGCGAGGATGACGCAAACCTTATTGAAATCCTAGATATAAACGCTACAGAGGATAGCGTTACAAATGATATTATTTCAGACATTCTAAACAAGAATAGATTTGATGTAATGTATAGGAAACAAGTTGAGCAAATGTCTGCAAACGGTACGGTAGGAGCTTATGTGACGGTATCAAATGCCGAAATTTATGAAGATGGTTCATTTAGTGGAGGAGAAATCAGAATTAATTATTGTGATTCAATGAATATCCTTCCGTTAACTGTTATCAATGACGAAATTGTGGAAGTTGCTTTCGTTGGGGTAAATTACGAAAAACTAAAAAAAGTATATGTCATGGTCATGTTCTTAAAAGGACAAGACGAAAGATATATTGCAGAAACACATTATTTTAAGGAAACAGGCGAAGAAATAAAAGACCGTGCTCAGATTGTTCAATTAGATGTGGTTAAGCCGTTTGCAATTATGAGAAACGCAAAGGTAAACAACTTACAAATGCAAGGGTACGGCTTACCTAAAATTTGGAGCGCAATCGCTCCGCTAAAAACAATTGACTTAACAATGACAATGTGGAACAGAGATTTATTGAAATCAGATAAAATCGTTCTTGTGAATGAAGCATTAATGCAGAAAGACGAGAATGGAAAGATTAAAATGAATCCACAAATGAAAAAGATATTCGTTCAGTTAGGTAGAGACAAGTTACCGGAAGAAAAAGCTTTATGGCAAGAATATAATCCAACAGTTAGAACGGCAGAAGTTGTTCAATCGCTAGAAACGGCGTTAAGTATCTTATCAATGATGTTTGGATTTGGTACAAAAAAATACACGTTTGAAAGTGGAAGGATTGTCACTGCTACCGAATATATTGGTGAGAATCAAGACGCAATGAAAGAAGTTAACTCACAACGTAAAGAATCTACTGCATATATTCAAGACATTATTCAAGCAATAGCGTACTTCTATGAATTAACGCAAGGCAGAAAACTTAATATTAATTCATTAGACATTGCTATTGATTATGACGATACATATGTCGAGGATAAACAAAGCACGGCACAAGCGTTAAGGAATGACGCATTAACATTTGATATTCCAAGATTAAAAATCATGTACTTTATGAAACAATACGGTTTCACAGAAGAAGAAGCAACGGAGTTATTAAATGAAGAAATTCAAGATGATGGAGAGGGGGATGACGAAGAATAGCAACTACATATTTTCCATTCGTCTCAAGAAATGGCGATAGATTAGTATTATATGACGCTTTCAGAAAGCTATTCTCAAGCTACTTTACAAATGGAGTGTTCGTAGATGATTCTAGTTCAGACCATTTAAGAGTTGAGAAAGCTCAAGGCTTAACATTAACAGTTAAGGCAGGACGAGCGAATATTAATGGAGCATTCTATTGGCAGAAAGATGACGAAACCATCACACTAGAAAAGAATACTGCAACTAAAAGCTACAACATCATTCTTAGATTGAATGACAATGACTCATACAGAAATATTACATTAGTAGCAAGTGATATCAATGATGGAATAACAAGAAGTGATTCTATTTATGATTTAGTATTAGCTACGGTTACAGTAACAGGTAATGCAAGCGAAATTAAAGGTTCAGATATTACTGATACAAGATTAGATTCTACGCGTTGTGGAGCAGTTACGAGCGCTATTAAGAGCGTGCAATCGTTGGATTTATTTACTCAAATCACTGAGCTATTCAAAGAAATTAAGGCTCAGAATGAATCTGAAATGAATGCAAATAGAACAGAGTTCAACGATTGGTTTGAAACTGTAAAAGATACATTGGATGAGAATACGGCAGGTAAGTTATCGAACAGAATTTCAAATATTGAAAAGATGATTATGGAGAACCATTTCACCACAATTCTATTAACGGAAGATGGAACGCTAGTAGATGAGAATGGTCATGAGATTCTAGCGGATTGGAAATATAAAGTAAAGGAGGAATAGAGAATGGCAGGAAGACAAGTTACAGAATTAGATACATTGCCTAGCTTCGCGGATACAAGTTTATTACCCGTACATAATGGAGCAGGATTAAAAAAAGGAACATTATCACAGTTATCAAACTATATAGGAACTAAATTTAGTAACCCAAATTTATTGATTAATCCTGATTTTAAAATCAATCAGAGAGGGCAAAGCACATACACCGCAGAAAATACTGTAACTTATACAGTAGACAGATGGAAAGCTTGGCACGTTACAGTTAATATAAACGAAAAAGGATATATTAATATTGCAAATAATGAACACCAAGATGAAGGGATACTTAGGCAACAATTAGAGACCGCAATTGATGGGCCTTCTACATTATCATGCTATGTAGAATCAGTAAGTGGGACGGTAAAATTAGAAGTACCCAAAAGTAGTTCAAAAATAATTTTGAAGCAAGGATTAAACATTCTTCATACAGATGATAATGTAGATTCCTTTAAAATCACACTTGTTCGAGGCAGTAATGTGACTTTAAAGTGGGCTAAATTAGAGAAAGGTTCAATTGCCACGGCATTTGTAGAGCCTAATATGGCAGAAGAGATAACTAAGTGTAAGCGTTATTTTCAAGTATTAAATGTATTTGAAGGGTTTGTTGGTTCAGTATCATATTGGAATTTATATACGAAATTTTATGTCGGTGCTATGCGTACAACATCACCAACAATTACCGCTAATGTATCATCCGCAACAATTAATTTAAGTGGAGATAACACGGACAGAAAATTACAACTAGGCAATATCATTACACCGACAATGTATTTAAACGAATTAATAATCACGCACAAGTCTGCAACAAATTTTGGATATAGCGCATTTAGTGCTTGTATATTTAGAAGTGCTATCATTTATAATGTAGACGCAGAAATCTATTAGGAGGAAGCTATGAACGAATATAAAGTATACGTATCCTTGTCAAACGGATACATCACATCTATTAATTCAGAAATCTTCTTATCACAAGAAGAAATTGACACAATGACAGAGATTGATAAGGGGCAAGGCGATAAATACGCTCATGCTCAAAGCCAATACCTAGAAAAAGGATTAGTTGATGAACAAGGTCGATACAATTATAAATTTGTAGAAGGTAAAGTAATTGAGGTTGCAGAAGCAGAAAAGCCTACAATTGAAGAACCAAAAGCAGTACCAACCGAGCAAGAGAAGATTAATGCACAATTAATGTTACAAATTGCACAGTTAAAAGCTCAAATGAATGGGGTGAAGTAGTATGAGTTATGAATTAATCAAATCGTATTATGAATTAGGCTTATTTACAAAGAATGATTTAGAAATCTTTGCTTCTATCGGTTGGATTACAGAAGCTCAGAGAAAAGAATTAATCAAATAGGCTTTAGAAACGTTTTAAAGGGCATTTAAGCCCTTTTTCTATATGGGGGTATATAAATGTTAAGTGAAGAAGAACAAAGAGAACAAGAGCGTAAAAAAAGGCAAGAAGAAAGGAAGCAAGAACGCCTACAAAAGCAAATTGAGAAAAGAAGAAAGCTTGAAGAAAGAGAAAGAAGAAGTGTAAAGCGTGCTAGTGTATTTGAATTAGGCATGATGATATTCGTATCTAATAAAATTCGTGAAGTGCTAGAAAAAAGTACCGAAGAAAATGCAAATTTTAATACGATATTGGCAAAATCACTCGTAGATTTGCGTAAATTCACAAAAAAAGAATCAAAAAGTCTAAAAAAAGATGTAATTAAGGAATCTAAAAAGGACTTTGAAGAAAATAAGCAAGGAACATTAGAGTTGATTCAAGAAGCAACCAAAAAAAAGATGGATAGAAACCTTGCAAAACATATTGCTTATGTAAATCCACAAAAAGATACTGCAAAGCGTTGGAAGAAATACATCAAATCAAGTACAAACACGTATGCAATCGGTAAAGATAAACTACCGGTATTCTTTACGAAGGTAGTTCAAGAAGAAGTTAAGAATGTAGTAGGTGGTAAATCCACAATTGATGATTCTTGTAGAAAAGCTATTTCAAAGTTAGCAAATAGTGGCGTAAAGATTGTGGAATATGATACAGGCGTTAAAAGAAATGTGGATGTATGGGTAAGGCAACAAATGCAGTACGCAGAAAAGGAATCATCACAAGAAATTAACAATAAATGCGCTAAAAATATGGGAGTTACTGTATTCGAGTTTGACGCTCACGCAAACGCACGTCCAAGCCATAAGAAGTGGCAAGGAAAACGATATGATACGCAAGGGAAACTATATCCTAGCTTGTACGAATTAACACATGGAGAAGAAAAAGATTATGGATGTCGACATTTTGCTCAACCGGTTTGGGATGTTGATATGCCTTACGCCTACACAAAAGAGCAGTTAAAGAATATTGATACCAAACCTTTCACATTCCAAGGAAAAGAATATGAAGGATATGAAGCTAGGCAGTATCAGAGGGAACTAGAAAGAAACATCAGAGCATTAAAAAGGGAAGTAATCTTATTGGACAATCAAGGATTAGGCAGTACAGAAGCCAAAATCAAGCTAAAACACGCAAATGCAGTATATAAAGCTTTCAGTTCTGAAATGGGAGATAGAGTTCACAACGATAGGCTTAGAATCGGCTAAAACGCTCACATTGTGAGCTATTATTCAAGCTAAAATATAGTTAGCCAAAGCCATACCGGAGAAGATTCGGTTTATAAATAACTTTAGGAGGGCAAAATGAAAAACATTATTGAAATTTTAAAAGAATCAAACATTGAATTAACCAAAGAACAAGAGGACTCAATTACAAAGCTAGTAAATGACAACTATAAGACGATTGCAGAGTTCGACAAGCAAAAAGAAAAGCTATCTTTAGCAGAGAATAATGCAAAGGAAATTCAAACAAAGTTTGATAATTTCAAAAAAAGCTATGATGGGGTTGATGTAGAAGAATTGAAGAATAAAATCAATACATTGACGAATGATATTGATACCCAAAAGACTACATACGAAGCTCAGATTAGCAAAATGAATCTTGATTCTGTATTAAGTGCAAAAGCTAAAGAATACGGATGTAAAGATTTCGATTTAGCAAAATCACAATTCAATTATGATGATTTGCTTAAATCAAAAGACCAAACAAATGATATTGACAAAGCTTTCAAAACTTTGAAAGAAAATAAGCCAATCTTATTTGAAGAAACACAAACTGAGCCTACTGTAAAAGGAAATATTGTTGGAAACAGTGGGCAAGGATCAAACCCAAACGCCGAAGATTTATTATTACGACAAGTAATGGGTTTAACTACAGAAAAGAAATAAGGAGGATTTAATTAATACCAAATCAAATTGCATTAGCTAAAACGTATGTCTCAAATCTTGATGAGGTATATAAGTTAGCTTCAGTTACAGGTGATTTAAACGCAGACGCTACAATGGTACGAGCCGGAGCAAATGCAAAAGAAATCATCTATCCACAAATTTCAGTCAAAGGTTTAGGAAACTACGACAGAAATAGTGGATATACATCAAATTCAGTTAAATTGGAATGGAAGACTGCTACATTTGATTACGATAGAGGAACAAAAATTGCGGTAGATACACAAGATAACGCAGAATCAATGAATATTGCGTTCGGTATGGCAGGAGCGGAATTAATGCGTACAAAAGTTGCACCGGAAGCAGACGCTTACACATTCGCTAAAATTGCTGGGACAACAGGAATCACAAAGGTTTCAGAAGACTACACAAGTGCAGAAGAGTTCTTAAGTGCATTGCTAAAAGCCATTACTAAGATGGATGAGGATGAGGTTCCCGGTGAACAACGTATCTTGTATTCAACACCTACATTATTAAATAGCGTTAAGGCGTTGGATACATACAAATCACGTGAAGCTTTACAAGGATTCGCAAAAGTCGTTCCTGTACCATCAACACGTTTCTACACAAAGATTAAATTGTTAAGCGGAACAAGTACAGAAACAGACGGTGGATTTGCGAAAGCAGAAGATGGACACGCAATCAATTTCTTGATTGTTCATAAACCTGCCGTTATGAAATGGGATAAACACACTGTTTCAAATGTAATTCCGGCAAGCAATAACATTGAATCAGATTCAGATGTATTGAAATATCGCAAGTATGGAATTGTTGATGTATACGCAAATAAGGTAGCAGGTATCTATTTATCTGCTAGTGCAGAGTAATGGCAGTGGAAATCGGATGGGGTTATCCTTCTAAAAAAGGTAAAACTCAAACGAAAAAAGAGGGAACTAAACCCAAAAAAGAAAAATAGCATTAAAGGGGGTTGTAAAATGAACAATATCTTAGATTGGGAATATTACAATTCCCATTTTCCTAAATTCGATGAAAATCAATTCAATCAGTATTCTTACAAAGCCGAAGCAATGGTATTGAAGTATGTGAATGTTGATTCTATTAATGAACAGAATGAAAGTACTTTAAAAGATTGCATTTGTGATGTCTTAAACAATGTAATCTTTCAAGATTCAATTGATGGTGTATCAAGTATCTCAAACGGTGGATATTCCAAAAGCTTCATAAACACTACACACTCAGACAGAAGAAACACGCTTGAGGATATTATAGCCTTTTGGCTAGGCGATACAGATTTAATGAAAGAAAGATGGATTGCATTATGATAGGATTCTTTGAAGATTCAATTACACTTGTTAATCACTACTACGATACATTGACGAGAGAAGATAGATTTCAAGCTTCTATACTTGATAAATGTATGTGGAGACAATCAACTGTTAGAACTGCAAACGGTAATATTCTGAGCATAGCCACATCCACAAATATTACCATTCTATATCGTGAGGGATATGTTGAACCTTACGCATATGCGAAACTTTCAAATGATGAGAAGCAAAAGCATTTCACGTTAAATACAGATAAAACGGATTTCGTATTCTTTGGAGAAGTTGAAGAGGATTTATCTAGTATTAAAGCAATAAATGAAGCTAAAAAGAAATACAAATGGACAACGATTCAAAGCGTAACAGATTGTACGAATGTCGATATGTTGAAGCATTGGGAGGTTGTCGGTCAATAGGAATGAAAGTTAAACTTGATGTTGAATCAATTTCCCAAATTAAACAATCAAGAGGACTTGAAGAACGTGGACGAGTTCAACAAATGATTGATTCTGAAGTCATTAGGCTTATGACCCCTTATACGCCTAGAGACACAGGAGCATTGATTAACTCGGCTACACGATTAACACAAATCGGTAGTGGATTAGTAAAGCAAGGTGGACCAAGTGCCCCATACGCAAGACGTTGGTATTACAACAAAGAGGAAGTTGAATTCGTTGGTGGCAAAGTAGACCATTGGTTTGATAAAGCTATGCGAAACGGAGGAGCAAAAGAAATCTTGAAAGAAGTACAAGAAATGATAGGAGACGGAGAATGACAGTATCAAAAGCATTGATTCAGTGGCTTTATGGCTATGGAAATATACAGATAGATGAACGTATTGAAACGGATGTTTTAGCGCAACAAGCTATCTCTTATGCATTGTATAAAGAACCTAATGCAATTGTAGATACATACATTGACGGCTCTCAAATGCGTACTGAATACTACACGTTTCTAGCTCGTAGGAATACACAAATTGAATCAGAAAGGCAAGACAACAATGCATTTCTAGAAGAATTAGAAAATTGGATTGACGAAAAGAATTTAAATGGAGAATTGCCACAACTAGACGGAAACAGATATTGCGATGATGTTTCCGTTTCAAGTGGTTTATATCTATACACAAATGAGGATAGCCAAGCAGTATATGCGTTAACTATTCAAATTAAATACAGAAAGGAGCTTAATTAATAGCAACTACAGGAACTGAAGTAAGCACAGGACAAACAGTCAAGAAGTATATGATTGGATTGTTCTTGGAAATGGGAGCAGGTTATAAGCGAGTTAAGAAATCAACAACTTTAGACATTTCGTTTAACAGTGAAACTGAAACTTATGATTTTATTGCGGATAAGAATCCAACTGAATCGTTAAAGAGTTATTCACCTCAGATTTCGCAAGATTTAACAATGATTAAAGGCGAAGATGATTTTGAATACATTTATGAACAAATGATGAAATCCGTTCCAAACAACGAAGAAGTAAATACAAAAGCTTTACTTGTATTCATGTTTGATGGAGATAAGACAGAAGGGTATAAAGCGTGGGAAGTTGACGCTAAATTAATCTTTGATACGTTAAGCGGTGTCGATTCCAAAATCAATTTTAACATTAACTTTGCGAGCGATATTCGTGTTGGCGTTGCAAAGGTATCGGATGGTAATGTAACATTTTCTTAACCATCAAAAGCATAAAGAAAGAAGAGGTAAATCATGAATAGAATCACGTATGAAGGGAAACAGTATGAAATCCCACCTAAAACAATTGAGGTATTAAAAGCAGAGGACGCTTGTAATGCATTTCACGCAACACATGAAGAAGCATATCGAGCTAAATTCGACTATCTAAAAACAGTATTGACAGATGAACAGATTGAAAGCATGTTAGGTAGCGTAGATATTGAACAAGTTGATTTGATGGAAGTATTGTATATTGTCAATTTGATTGATGATGAATATTCAAAGAAAACGGTTGAACAGTTAGAAAAGAAATTAAAAACAACATTCGGAACAAATGGAATGAAGCAATTTCTTGACGCAAGCAAAACTGTTTCTAGCATTTCGGCGAAGAAATGATTGATTTACGCATAAAAGGCTTGCCAAATAGCATTCAGTCGCTAGATGGCGAGCCTATTTTATTAAATACAGACTTTCGCTTGTGGATAAGATTCTATGAAGAATTAGAACGATTTAACAATCATGTTGTTGATGAAGTAGATTGTTCTTATTTATTCGCAGATGAACCACCTATCATAGATGAGCATATTTTAAAAGAGCTAGAGCAATTCCTACACAACCCTTCTAGCACGCCTAGAAGTGATTCTACAGGCGTTAAGACATTGGATTATGTAAAAGATGGGGAATATATTTATTCGGCTTTTATGCAACTTTACGGCATTGATTTAACGGAATGTGATATGCATTGGCATAAGTTTCTAGCATTGGCGAATAATATAGTTGGTGATTCAACTTTATGGGGATATGCAAAAGGTGTTAGAGGGTATGAAAAGCCTTCAAAGAATGATACACAGGATAAAGCATATCAAAGAGCAAAAGAAGCGTGGTCTTTCCCAATCGAATTAACAATAGAGGAACAAGAAATGAAAGATGAATTTGATTCATATTTTGATGTTTAGAAAAGGAGGTGGAACATTGAATATCAGACGGAACATTAAAGTTTGATACAAAGATAGACACAAGTGGTCTAGAGAATGGTATTAAATCTGTAAAGGTTGTATCAAGTGAAGCCACAAATGCTATCAAAGACACTTCAAAAGCAATCGACAAGTTAGGTTCTGATGGTTCAAAAGCACCGCCAAAGATTACAGATGAATTAAGAAAGCTAAATAGCGAACAAAAGAATACACAAACAGAAACGCAAGAAACAGGTTCTAAATTTGATGTATTTAAGCAAGTAGGTAACAGTGCGTTAGAATCAATTCAAGGTGGATTTGACGGACTGTTAGGAAAGATTCAGAATATTAGTCCGGAAGCTACTGCAATTACTGAAACATTAACAGGATTAGGCGTAGGAGGTGTTGTTGGTGTCACTGCCGTAGCAGGAGCTATTGGTGGAATGGCATTAGCAATTAAGACAGGTGTTAATCAAGCTATGGAACTAGATGACGCTATGGCGAAATTCCAAGCTCAAACAGGTGCTTCAAGCAATGAAATGAATAAATTTAAAAACATTGCTCGTGATGTTTGGTCAAACAATTTCGGCGAAGATATTTCAGATGTAGCCGATATGATGGGTCGTGTAAAGCAACAAATGCAAGGCATAAGTGATGTCGATTTAAAGAATGTTACAGAAGACTTGATTACATTAAGAGACGTTTACGGCATGGATGAAAATGAGACTCTTAGAGGTGCGAAGCAATTAATGGAACAGTTCGGAATTAGTTCCGAAAAAGCTTTTGACCTTATGGCAAAAGGTGCTCAGAATGGTTTGAATTATTCCGGTGAATTAGGAGATAATATCGCAGAATACGCAGGTAAATTCAAGCAAGCAGGATATTCGGCAGAAGAATATTTACAAACTATTACAAATGGTGTAAAAAGTGGTTCTTATAACCTTGATAAAGCGCATGACGCAGTAAATGAAATTACTACAAGAATGTCAGACGGAACTATCGAAAAATCATTAGATAGTTTCAATGATAAGACAAAAGAAGTTTTCCAAGCATATAAAGAAGGTGGCGCAACACAAAAAGATGTTCAAGACGCAATCATCCAAGATATTAAGGAAACAACAAATCAACAAGAAGCATTAAACAAAGCAAGTATTGCATTCGGCACAATGGGAGAAGATTTCAACCTTAAGTTTATTACATCTTTATCATCTGTAGGGGATGAATATAACAATGTAGCCGGAACAATGGATAAGGTTAAGGCTATCGCAAACGGTGGCTTAAAGAACGCTTTAAGTGGTTTAGGACGTGCATTTCTTGATTCATTTACTCCAATAGGCGAACTTATTACTCCTATTCTTTCCGGTATCATTGTATTAATTACATTAGCTATACAAGATATTCAACAAGGGTTTGCCAAAGTCGGTGAAGTTATTTCAAGCGTATTTGGTAGCATTGATACAAGTGGAATCACTAATATCGTTAGACAAGTTTCCGAAGTATTAGCTCCTGCTTTTGATAAGGTAAAAGAAGCGATTGACAAGATGAAAGTTGCACTTGAACCTATCGCAAAGGATATATTAAGCAAGATTATTGAAGTGATTCAAAATATTGTGAATCAAGCCCAAAAGATTCTAAGTGTGGTAGGCCCACCGATTCTAGCAATCATTAAGAAGATTATTCAAACGGTAGTTGGAATGATTCCTGTAATAACATCTATTCTTAAAGTAGTTGGAAGTGTGGTAAGTGGTATCATCTCATTTATTAATACAGTAATTTCTATTGTAGGAACTGCGATTGCAACAATACTAGGATTTATCATGCCTATTGTTCAAATTGTAGCTACAATCGTAGCGAATATTTGGTCTGTTATATTAGCAGTTGTTCAGAATATTTGGAGCAAAGTGAGCGAATTAGTTACTGCGATTATTGATTTTGTGAACAATGTGTTTAAGACTGTTTCAGATGTAGTAGGCAATATTTGGAGTAAGATTCAAGATTCCATGAACAAGGTAAGAGACAAGGTTCAAGGCGTTGTCGACAATATTAATAAATATTTCAATAATGTTAAGGATACCGTTTCGGATGTATTCAATGGTATTTGGTCTAAAGTTCAAGGTGTAATGGATAATGTAGGGAATAAAATTTCAAATGTTCTACAAGGAATACAGAATTCATGGAATGGCTTGACAGGGTTTGTAAGTGGCGTATTTGGTGGAATTGAAGGAGCGGTTAGTTCATTAGTTGGAAGTGTAAAAGGAATGGTAAATGGTGTTATCGGTGGCATTAACGGTGCAATCGGTATCATCAATAAGATTCCTGGAGTTCACATTGGAAAGATTCCAAGACTAGAGCGTGGTGGTGTATTGAAGCGCGGACAAATTGGTTTGTTGGAAGGTAATGGAGCGGAAGCCGTCGTACCTTTAGAAAAAAATAAAGCGTGGATTCGTGCCGTAGCTAAAGATATGGCTCAGATTATGCCTAGTGTAACAACAAATAACAATGGACAGACAATTAACTTCTATTCTAAGACATCTAGTCCGGATGAAATCGCTAGAATGTTACGTATGCAAGCAAGATATGGATATGGAGGTGTAGTTCAATAGACATTAAACAAGTTAGAGTCATTGTTAGAAGAGATGACGGAGAAGAATTTGAAATCGACAACCAAAAAAGATGGAGGATTCCTTCAAGTAGTGGTTTAGATGGATTTGATTATGTAGCACCTTCATATACAACACAAGACAATGCATTTGGAAATGGTGCTAGATTAATCGGTTCACGTATTCCAACGAAAGAAAGAAGTGTGAAAGCTATCTTTAAGGGCTCACTAGAAGAAAAAAGAGAAGAAAGGGAGAAGCTACGGCGCTTCTTCCAATATTCTCATGTCTTTGATGTAATAGTTGAGTATATGGGAGAAAAAAAGTATTGCAGAGGTAGACTATATGCGTATAGCTTACCAACTGCTAATATTTACAAAGAATTAGAACTTAACTTTACAATTCTATGCACACAACCTTTATTGCTTTCATTTGATGATTTCGCAAGGAATATCGCAGAAATTGGCGAAGGTTTAGCGTTCAATTTTGAAATACCGGAAACAGGCGTAAACTTTGGAACATTTACATTCGCTAGAGAAATCTACATTGATAATCAAGGTGATACAGAAACATACTGTAGAGCCGTTATTGAAGCGTTTGGAGAGGTTACAAATCCCAAACTATTCAATAAAGATAAATATATTCGTGTATTAGATACGCTACACAATGGTGATGTATTAGAAATTGATTTAGTTTCTGAGCCTATCTCGATTAAAAAGAATGGTGTGAATTGTATCGGAAAAGTTGACAGAACATCATCATTAAATGATATGACGATTCAGTTGGGCGAGAACATCATAGGATATACGGCAGACAATGGAGATACAAATCTAGCTTGTACGGTTTATTATAATGAAAGGTATTTAGGGTTATAGTATGTCTTATTTCGGATTAGATAAAGATTTCAATATCGTTACACATCTAGCACCTTATAACGTGCAGTGGAATAGGCGATATTATGAAACAGGCGATTTCGAGATTTATATTGATATAGGGCAGTATTCGAGCGATATCAAATACATTTATTCAACAGAGGATAAAGAGTTAGGAATCGTTGATATACCACATTATTCCGTTTCAAATAACACGAAACAAATATTGCTAAAAGGTTCTTTCTTTGAAAAGATTCTAGCAGATGATTGTATTTATCCTACATTCTCAAGTAGCGGAAAGATTGTTGATGTAGTCAAAAAGTTATTAGACAAGTATTGCTCATGGAAAATGGGGTATAGATATGATGAATCCATTACCGATAGAGTAGATTTTCAAGAAACAGGAGCGAACCTTGACGAGAAGCTTTATGAGTTGTTATATCCGTTAGAATTGTCTTTTCGTATAGAATATGACTATGTATCAAGTACGTTCACATTCGTGTTATATCGTGGCCGTGACTTAACTCAGAACAATGTAGATGGAAACAACTTTGTTACCTTTTCTACAGAGTTTGGAAACATTGAAGAACCGGATGTTATGATTGATTCTAGTAAATACAAGAACTATGCAATCGTTTGTGGTGAAGGACAGTCAGAAGAACGTATATACGTTGAATATGACGCTAGAATAGATAAGAATGAGCGAATTAAGAAATTGTTCGTAGACGCACGTTCTGAGCGCATGGGGGACGATATTACACTTGAGGATTACAAGAAAGCATTGATTCAAAAAGGGATTGAAAAACTAGCAGATTGTCAAATTGAAGAGAATGTAAATTTCGGATTAAATACGGATTCATACGAATACAAGGTTGATTTTGATTTAGGTGATAAGGTGGATGTTATAGTAGCAGATATTGGACTAGTAATGACGGCTAGAATTAGAAATATATTCGAAGTCATTAAGAGTGGATACAGAACCCTAGAATTAGAGGTTGATAATTTAAAAATCATGTAAAGGAGTGAATTTAATGAAAAAGAAAGATGATGGAGGATTTAAGCAAATAGCAAGAAGTATGTATTTTCTAGACAAAATGAATGCAATAGGTGGTGTAGCCGTAGCCGTATTGACATACGTATTAGGTGAACATTGGTATTTATTCGCATTCTTCTTATTCATGAACGTTGTTGATTACATTACAGGGTGTATGAAATCGGCTATCGCTCACAAGCTAAACAGTAATAAAGGATGGATTGGAGTCCTGAAAAAGCTAGGATATTGGATTATGATTGTGGTTGCGTTCGCATTCAGTGTATTCTTGGTGGAAATTGGAGAAATGTTAGGAATTGATTTCCGTGTAACTACATTATTAGGTTGGTTTGTGCTAGCTTCTCTATGTATTAATGAGGTGCGTAGTATTATTGAGAACCTTGTACAATGTGGATATAGCGTCCCTAGCGTGTTAACTAAAGGATTAGAAGTAGCAGATAAACTCATTAACGAAGAACAAGACAATGACGACTCAAGTACCTTGGAATAAGATTATTCTCGAAGAATTCATTAACTTAGCATTATTAACTAAAGATGAAGAAATGAAAACGTCTAGCGATTTTCAAGAAGAAAGAGAAATGGTAAGAGATAAATTAAGAGAAATGTTCTCAGTATATCAGTGATAAAAAACCTCTTTTATGTGCTATAATTGGTACATAAAGGAGGATTTTTAATAAATTATATTGTCTGATTCAGATAAAGAAAAGTTAGTCGAAACTAGAAATGAAATTCAAGATTTCTTAGTTAAAAAATTAGGAGGTATAATTCATGGAAGAAAAAGAAGTGAAATTTGAAGAATTATCAGAAGAAGCTCAATCAGAGTTGAGTAACGGGAAAGAAGAAGGTGAAGATGAATATCATACTCAAGCTTAACAAATAAATATATTCCTGCTAGTGCAGATAACTATATGCGAGGACGTGGTGGATATAAAGTATGTAAAATTACACCACACCACATGGCGTGTCAGTGGAGTGCCGAAAGATGTGCTCAATCATTCCAAGTAAGTGGAAGAATGGCTAGTGCAAACTATTGTATCGGGTCAGATGGTACGATTGTTGCGAATGTCGACGAAGAAAACAGAGCGTGGACATCATCAAACTACTACAACGATTGCCAATCTATCACAATTGAAGTTGCAAATGAAACGTGTGCGCCTAATTGGACTATCTCAACTAAAGCATGGAATGCATTGGTAAATTTATGTGTTGATATTTGTAAGAGATACGGATTTAGATTAAATTACACAGGAAACGCAAATGGAAGTTTGACAGAGCATAGAATGTTTGCAAGTACAAGTTGCCCAGGTCCTTTCTTACACGATAGAATGCCTCAATTAGCACAAGAAGTAAATGCTAGATTAGATGGTCAGACTGTAGCACCAAGCGCTCCTAGCACTCCAAGCGCTCCAAGTGGTGAAAAGTATTCAGTCGGTACACCTATCTGCACAAATACACTAAGCGTTAACTGTTACGGAACTTCTAAAATCTTAAAAGGAGATTGGAGTGGTTCAATTGGCAGAGTCATTAAAGGCTCTAAATATCCATATCGTGTTGATCGTAATGGGGTGGCGATTGGATGGACAAATGATGCGGGTATTGATACAGACCCTCACACACCAGTAGGCGCTACACAGTCTAGTGCAGAAGCTATTGACCAAATCTTGCACGAAGGCAGTTATGTTACTTCTGTACATATGAAAATAGGAAATCAAGGCTTGAAGAAAATTGGCGATGATTTATGTTGCTATCTATCAAAACTGGGTGGTTGGTTTCCAATTCGTATGGTAGACAAAGTACCTAATTCAGACGGATATAATGACAATGTATTGCATACCACAAATGCAGTTGTCTATGTAACTAGAATAAGAGTTGATGCGGTTAATGTTCAAAAGAATATTGTTAAAATTGGCGGTATTTGGGTTGACCCAACACCATTAACAGAAATTGCGTAAAGTATAAAAATAACACATATAAGTGTCAAAATTGTACAAAATGTGCAAAAATTACAATTAAATATCAATAAAAGTGTCATAATTTAAAAAAATGACACAAATCCTTCAACTATTTTTTGTATATTTTTAGCCTATGAACTTAATCATAGGCTATTTTTTATTTTCTTAAAAAAGTTCTTTACATGTACATACATGTATGTTATACTATATATGTACTTAATAAAGTACACAGGAGGAAACAGAAATGACAAAAGAACAATTGATGAATTACAAGGAATTTGGAGAACACACTGATTTCGTTAAAAAAGCAGATGAATTGAACACTAGCGGAGATTTATACTACTATGATAAAAGAGGAATCAGAACTACAGATATCAACGATTGCCTAGATATGATTGAATGGAAAGGTGATGTAGGATATTTAGAAGGGTGTATCGTGATTGAAGTACATCACATTTATGGATATGTCGATACGATTGATGTACCATGTGAAATTTGTGTTGAAGGATGGGACGAAGAAGAAAGTGTATTCGATATGGAGTCATATACAATTAAAGATGTTGAAGAATGGTAAATATCATAAATTGAATGATTTAGGAGGAATAAGAAATGAAAATTAATAATATTGAGGTAGTTGGAAATAAATTTGCGTATGATGGATGTCATAAAATATACATCATTGAAGACGAACAAGATGAGCAGAAAGCTATTGATTGTGGATATGAAATCATGAATATCTCTGATTTGATTGATACATATCGATATAGTTGCGAACTTAGATTTGTACGAAATTGGAAGCTTGATAAGCTATATGTTGGGCAGTATGAATATGCAACATTTGAAGATAATGGGAATACATTTGAATTTGCAAATGAATTTGATGAAGATGATGAATGGTATTAGGAGGAATGGTAAATGGCTTCAGAAGCAAAATTAAAAGCTAACGAAAAATACATCAAAGCAAATACAAAGACAATTTGTGTTCGCTTGAACTACAATACAGATAAAGACATCATGAATAAATTAGATGAAGTTGATTCTAAAATGGGGTACATAAAAGAATTAATCCGAAAAGATTTGCAGACTAAAAAAAAATAGTCTGTTTTCTTTAAAAGTTCTTTACATGTACATACATGTATGTTAATATATGTACTTAAAGTACACAGGAGGAAACAGAAATGACAAAACAAGAAATGGAAAAATTAAAAAACTTTGAAAGAAATATTAAGAAAATGGGAAACAAAGAGATAGTAATCATTCACAGTGGGTTAAATCGTAAAAGTATTACAAATCCCACAGAACTAAACGAAGCAGAATTGAAAATGGTAAAAAAAGAATTGTTAACAAGAATGAAATAAGCGTACAAATGATGTACGCTTTTTTATTGGCATATTTTTTGGCATATTTTATAACGAAAAATATATTACAAACCATTACGAATTATTACAAAATATTACATAAATAATATTTAGATTATGTATCTGTAATTATGGTATAATATATAAAAACCTATATATAAAGCATATATAAGAATATTGGCATATTTTTGGCATATTCTTTCATGAATTATGGCTTTTTTTTATCCTTTTTCTTGTGTATGATGTAGAAAAAGAGGTGCAAGAAATGGCAGTAAAAAAAGATGAAATAACAGGTAAATGGATGTATTACGGCTCGTACAAATTGAATGGAAAAACCAAACAATATAAGAAGCGTGGTTTTGAAAAAAAGAAGGACGCAATAAAAGCGGAGATTATCTTCAAAGAGAATTTAAAAGAACCAAATGCAACTATCACATTCAATGAATTATCTTATCAATATCAAGTATACTCTGAAAAGAGAATTAAAGAAAGCTCATACTTGACGCAAAGAGCTATATTGAAACTTTGGGAAGATAGATTGGGAGAATGTGAAATAAGAAAGATTACAACAAGTGAAGTTGAATCTGTAATAAATGAATTGTTGGAATCAATGTCTTTTTCTACAATGGTAAATTGCTATGCAAAATTCAGAGCGGTTCTTAACTATGCAGTAAGACAAGGATATATTCAAGCGAATCCATGTAATAAGATTGATTTGAAGAAAGATCCAAACGAAAAGAAAAAAGAAATGAAGTATTGGACAGTAGAACAGTTCAACAAATTTATTGTAAATGAAGAAAAAGAAGTATTTCATTTGTTGTTCACAAATCAATTCTACATGGGCATGAGAATAGGCGAAGCGTTGGCTCTGCAATGGAAAGATGTTGACCTTATTAATAATACTATAAAGATAAGTAAAACGTGGTCAAACGCGCTGCGCAAGGCTACAACGCCTAAGACAAATAACAGTTATAGAACGATTACTATGCCACAATTCTTAGTGGATGAGTACAAGATATTTAAAGAGCAGATACACGCAAATGCAGATGATTATATTTTCGGAACTACACTACCGTTCTATGTCAATAGGGTACAAGATGAATTGAAACGTGTAATCAGACTAACGAATATCAAGTTACAAAAGGATGAGCAGATACCTATTATTAGAACACATGATTTAAGGCACTCCTGCGCAAGTTATATGATTAATAATATGGTAACAAATGGAACAGTGAATTTCTCGGTGTATGACATTGCGAAAAGATTAGGTGATAACCTTGATACAGTGCTATCAGTATACGCTCATTGGCTACCTCAAGCCGATAAAGGTATTGTACAATTTATGGAAAAGAATGCCGAATAATCCCTTTTAAAAGGGTATAGGAGGTATTTATTATGAACAAGGAAGAATTTGTGGAGTTAATTGAAAGGATGATGAATGAGTTGGACGAAAAACAAGTTAAAAAGGTGTATGATTATACTCAAAGAATTTGGATAAATTCCACAGAGAAAAAGAGCGATTAATTTCGCTCTTTTTATTGCAATGTAACTGAATTAACTGTTATAGGGTGAGAATGCATTCTATCCCAATTTATTCTTACGTCAAAGTTGTATACTTGACCATTTGATTCGGCTTGAGATTTAACTGTAAATATATCTTCTGCTCGTCTATAATACCATTCTGTATAATCAGAAAATGTACATTGAGAACCTACCTTTTCATTAACTGCATTTTGAACAGTATCGACAAGAAATTCTCTATCAGAATCAACTATATATTGGTCGGGTATTTTTCTATATACTTCTCCATTTTTGTATAGAATATAATCATCTTGAGTAACTAACTTAACTTTTCCTTTTTTAATTGTAGTTGTGTAGTAATTTTCATATAAGTAGCATGTAGTGATTACATTACCTTCGTGTCCTGTTACTGTCACAAGGCTTTTTTTAACGCCGAGTTTTTTCATCACTTTATATAAAGCTTTCATATCTTTTTTTGAGATTTTATATTTTTTTAAATCTTTTGCAGTAGTTTCATATTGTATATTATTATCAAAACCATATACATTTACAGGCATAAATAATCCTAAACATAATATAAATGCAATGACGATTGAATATCGTCTTTTTTTATTAATTTTCATTGTCTAATTCCTTAATGATTCCATAAATGAAATCTAATAACCTTTCTTTTGTTTCTTCGCTTGATTTTAAGTAAGCCTTAATTAATGGCTTTTGGTTTGGGTTGATTTGGTATTCTTCTATGAGTTCGTCAATCGTGTTATCCGGCAATTCTAGAAACATATTGCCTTTACCCTCAGTTAGCCAAAAGTAATCAACATTATATTCTTTACAGATTAATTTGATTGTTTGGTCACTAGGATTGTTTACACCTTTTTCAAGGTGGTTAACACTGCTTCGAGTTATACCAATCTTCTTTCCGAATTTCTCCATGCTTAGGTTCAAGTTAGACCTAATCGCATATATTCTTTCTCCGATTGTCAAAGTACAAAACCTCCTTCATATACATGATATCATGTGAAAAAAAAAATGTATATCAAAGTTACAAAAAATACTTTACAAAGTAGAGTTAATTTACTATAATGTGTATGTAAGTTACAAAACAACACAAAACAACACAAAAAAATGGAGGACACAAGAAATGACAAACGAAGAAATTATCCAAAACACAAAGAAAACATTAGGAATGGGAGAATTTGAACCATTGCACACTTTCCAAAAATGGAAAGAAATGGGATTCAAAGTTAAGAAAGGTGAGCATGCAGTAACTTGTACAAAGTTATGGAAACCTAAAGCAAATAAATACACAGACACAAACGGAGAAGAAAAAGTTGAAAACAATTTCTTCTTAGCAAAAGCTTACTTATTCAAGTTTAATCAAGTTGAAAGAATAGCTACTACAAATTAGTCGAAATAAGCCGAAAAGCTTATCTGCTAGAGATGACCTACTAGCACTGATGATGACAGGTCAAAAAGAAAGATGGTGAAACAATACTAGACAAGAGAATTTTTGAAGCCTTAGGCGAGCTACAAAAGAAAGGCTATGAGCTTTCAGAGTTTCATCAAGGATATATCGCTTGTATCTTAGATGAATCGAAAAGAGGTGAGAAAAATGACTAGAACATATTTCGTAACCTTCGACGTAACTGCAAATGTTACGTTCGAAGTTGAAGCACATGATGAAGTTGAAGCAAAAGAAATTGCTAATCGATTAAATGTTAGAGATTTACAAGAGGTAAACGAAATTAATACTTGTGAATCTAGAATGGAGGTGTACGCAAGTGATTATTGATTACAAATCATATTTAAATAAAGACGATTTGGTAAAGGTGTTTGATATGAGCAAATATTCAAAAGAACACCAAAGACACCAATCAAGCAAGATTATGAAAGCAGTAAAAGAGTTTTATAAAGAAGAAACAGGTACTGCTTGGGAAGATACATTTGTATATAGAAATGTTAATCAGAATGTAATTCCGACAGAATATTTCTTGAAGTGTTGCCCCGAAGCCAGAAAATCATTTAGAAGGAGCTAGTTATGCAAGATATAAGAATGAATGCAATACAAGAGGATGAAATGGATTTAAGCATTTATCCATTTAATCCAAAACGAATACATTTAAGCAAAGAAGAAAAAGAGATACGCAGAGAAATGGCGTATCAAAAAATAATCACAACAGGAATTAACATTATGTTATTCGCAACAATCGTGATTCTACTTATTTCAATAGCTTGTTTAGGTAAGTCGTATGCAATGTTATTTCTATAAAAAAGAGGTGCGCACTCGACAAAGCACGCACACACAAGAAATGACGTTCTTAATTTAAGAACACATACATTATAGCAGATTAAAAGGAGAAACGGAAGATGGAAGAAAAGAAATCAGTATTTGAAACATTGAATAGTATTAATGTTCAAGACAAAGTGGAATCTAAAAATGGATTAAGTTATTTATCTTGGGCATTTGCATGGGGTGAGGTTAAAAAGAAATATCCAAACGCACAATATAAGATTTATGAACGTGGAACAGATTTCGGCCCTATCAATTACTTTACAGATGGTCACACTGCTTGGGTTAAGACAAGTGTAACCATTGAGGGACTAGAACACATTGAAGAATTACCTGTAATGGATTACAAGAATAAATCAATCACACTTGATAAATTAACTTCATTTGATGTAAATAAAGCGATTCAAAGAAGCTTAACAAAAGCAATCGCTCGTCATGGTTTAGGTTTATACATTTATGCAGGTGAAGATTTACCGGAGGAAGATAAGAAAAAAGAACTTGAACCAAAAGAAGAAACTGTTAAGAAATTTATTTCACTTCAAACTGAAATGAATGAATTAGGAATTGACTTTAGAGAACAATATGCAAGTTGGATTCTTAAACATTCACAATGTGAATCACAAGATTTACAGAAGTTAAACGAACCTCAGTTGCAATCCACAATTAAAGCTTATGGAACATTAATTAAAGGCTATAAAGAAAAGATTGCGAGGGCATAGAAATAAAGAAACGAGATAAGTCAATCTTACAAAAAGACATGTCTAAATGCTACATATGCGGTTCAACTTTAGATTTACATACACATGAAATTTACTTTGGAACTGCTAACAGAAAGAAATCAATTGAGCATGGTTGTTATGTAAGATTATGTGCTAGACATCACAACATGAGCAGTGAAGGAGTACATTTCAATCACAAATTAGACATGAAGCTTAAAAAGGAATGCCAACAGGCATTTGAAGAAGAACACACAAGAAATGAATTTATGAAGATATTTCATAAGAATTATTTGTAGGAGGTAAATATGCATTCATACAATGTTATCACGAATCAAGAATCATACCCTAGAGAAGTCTATTATTCTCAAGCTAAAAGGATTGAAGAGCTTGAAAACTATATTATGGATGAAAACTTTAATCCGTATCAAGATTCATGGACGGATGTAAAGAAAATGGAAGAATTGGGAATCACAGAAGAACAAAAGCAATTGTTCAGACTTCAGAAATTTGAAGAAATGGAGCGAATTCCATTTTGAAAACAAAGTTGATTGGCAATTACTTAAGGAAATCTAGAAATGAGGATGGAAACCTAGAAATAACATTTGAATTAACTGAGCCAATATACGAATCATACGCTCAGACGCTCGAAAAAGGGGCATATAGCGTGATTATAGATTCAGTTAAACATTTACGCACGAACGAACAAAATCGGCTTATGTGGCATTTAATAAAGGAAATATGTAGTAATGAAAACGCAAGCTATAACGATACGTGGGATATGTACTGCGAATTTCTGAGAATGGCAAAACAGAAGTATACATATGTTTCAGTTTTGAAAGATGGTGTTGATTCGTTGGCTCAAGCTCATGGAGTTAGGGCAGTTCAAATATTGGGTACTGAGATAAGAGACAATGGAAATGAATTTGTGAATTGTAGATTGTTTCTAGGTAGTTCACAAATGGATACAAAGCAAATGGGAGTATTAATTGACTGCATACTGGATTATGCAGAACAATTAGGAATCAATACCAAATATTATTTAGATAAAGGAATCAAGGGGGAAGAAAAATAAAGTTTGTAATAAAAGGAAAACTAGATGGATTGAATGAATACGTAAACGCTTGTCGTGCAAATCGCTATAAAGGAGCAGAAATGAAGAAAAAGAATGAGCGATTAGTTATGGCTTATATCTTACAGGCAGTAAACTTTGGTGAAATTTACGAAGTTAAGAACTACCCAATTAAATTAAATATCAATTGGTATGAACCGAATTCAAGGCGTGATGTTGATAACGTAACATTTGCAACTAAATTCATTCAAGATTCATTAGTTAGAACAGGAATTTTAGAGGATGATTCAAGGAAATACATTAATCAAGTGAATCATTCAGTATTTACAGATAAGGAGAATCCAAGAATAGAGGTAGAGATTTTATGAGAGAGAAAGAAATGGCAGTAAACGTAGCAAAGCAAATTTACTTTGATGAATTCAACTTGTTTTATCAAATTGTAGAAAGAAGCAAAGGAGATACAAATTCAAAGGATGTATTTAATGAAGCGTGTACAGTTCATGATATTACCGAAATGTTTATTTACAGATTAACAGGATGTAATGGTTTAAATGAATGCATAAGCTATACAAAAGATGGATTGAACAAAGAAAGATTGATAGCAATATACATGGTATTAGAAGAAGATGGCGGACATTTCAATGATGAGCAATTAAAATGCTATATAGAATACACCGACAAGATTATTGATGAAATCCTAAAGCAAGTCGTAGTACTTGGTGGAGGTGAGCAAAATAGCAGTAATTAGAGTTATTAAGAACAAAAACTATACAGTGATGAGCAATACACATTTAAAAGATAAACGCTTATCACTAAAAGCAATAGGCTTATTAAGTGTTGTTCTTGGTTTACCGGAAGATTGGCATTATACAGTAAATGGATTAGTTGGAATTGTAAAAGATGGGAAAGATTCTGTTGAAAGTGCAATTAAGGAATTAAAAAAGAATGGATATTTAAGAGTAGAGAAGATATATCCGAACGCAAATAGCAATAGAATTCAATATCAATATACATTCTTTGAGAATCCTCAAGAGGTGGATTTTCAACCCCTTGAAAATCAAGGTATTGAAAAGCAAGGTGTTGAAACTCAAGTACTTGAAAACCCCTACACTTATAAAGATACTAATAAACCAAATACTAATAAATTAAATACTAATACACAAAGTAAACACAAATATGGTGAATATCAACACGTTCTATTAACAGATAAAGAACACACACACCTATTAGATTTATATGGTGATTCATTAGATGAACATATAAAGATATTAGATGAGTACATTGAAACGAGTGGAAAGAAATACAAGAACCATTCACTAGTGATTCAGAAATGGGTACATGATGAATGGATGAAAAGAAATAAAGATAAGCCTATCACGCTTGATTCAAAGTTTTATGCAGAGCAGAACACAAAGACGGATAAAGAAGTACAAGATGAATTTAATAGGCTTAGAGCACAATTATTTGGTGCATAGAAAGGATGATTAAATGATTAATTGGATTTGTGGAGCTATATGTGGAAGTGGTGCAACACTTCTTCTATATAGCCTAATGGTAGGAAAAAGGATTCAAGAAGAACAAGATAAAGCGACTAAATGTATCTTCAAGTATGAAGAATACAGAAGAAGAATCAGAACACTTGAATATCAAAATAAAGAGCTAGAAAAAAGAATCGTAGAATTACAAACAAAATATGGTGAAGTCGTAAGCGTCGAATATTATTCGGATTTTGATGAGGTGAAATAGATGGATTACTTAAAGCCAAAAAAAGAAGAAAAATGTAATAAATGCAAATATGAATATTTATCAGAATGTGAACATCCTTGTATCGTGTGCAGATGGAAAGTTAAAGAGAGAGGTTTAGCTTTTTTTGGAAAGTTGAGTTATTTCGAACCTAAAGAAGAAAAAAATGATGATGAAATCGACATGGTCAATCATCCTCAACATTACAACAGAGATGGAGCAATGGAGTGTATTGATGAAATGATAGCAGTATTTGGAAAAGATATTGTCGCTTGTTTCTGCTTGTGCAATGTATGGAAATATAGATACAGAGCTTCAGATAAAGGACATGAAGAGGACTTATCTAAATCTGACTATTATATGGCTAAGTATAAAGAATTAATTACTGGACGCAGTGTATTAGGCTTTGAAAGTGTTATGGAACTTGAAGAATTAGAAGATATTGTAAAAGAAAAATTAAATAAATTGTATTTAGAAAGAGAGATTAAAAAACATGACAATCAAAGAATTTGAATTGATTAAAGAAATGTTACATAAGCAAGCAGAATTAGATAAATCAATCATGAGCGCATATGGATTAACTGAGATTGATGAAGAAAATTTAAGAATGGCTATTTTGGATGAAGTAGGAGAATTAACACACGAGCTTAAAGGAGATTGGTGTTGGTGGAAAAAGACTCAAGCACCTGTTGACGATAAAAAAGTTTTAGGCGAGTTAGTTGATGTTTGGCATTTCGTATTAAGCTATCAGAATCATTTCAATGGTGGTGAAAATGGAATTTTAAATGCTTTAATGTTCATAAGAAATTCAGATAATATATTCAAGCTTTTAATAACTAATGAATATAAGTTAAGTGAAACATTGTCTGATTTAGCTACATGGAATATTCATAAAATGGAAAGATTAATTGCAATCTCAGAATACTTAGATTTCACAATTGAGCAAGTATATGAAGCTTATTGTGGAAAGAATAAAATCAACTATCAAAGACTAGAAAGTGGGTACTAGGCATGTGGATTAGAAGCCAAGATGGAAAAATTTTAATGGATTGCGACTTTTTCGCAATTGAAGAACACGGCGTTAAATATGCAGTGATTACATTAAGTGGCAAAAGTGGTATAAGCGTTAATCTAGGTACATATACTACTAAATATAAAGCTTTAGCAGTTTTAAACGATATTCAAGAATGGTACGAATGTTCGTATGGTGAAACATTCCAAATGCCACAAGATGAGGAGGATTTTTAATGGAAAGTTTTGTGCAAATGTCATTGAGAGAATATGACATATTAAAATTTAATAGCGAGAACTTAAAAAGAGAGATAAAAGAGGAACAAGAATCACATAATGAAGATGTTGCACAAGCAAAAAAAGAAATAAATGATTTAGCCGAAAAAATAGACCGGTATAAGCAATACATTCTAGAACTCAATTGTAGATTTTTAGATGTTGATAGATATTCACTAGAGCACTATTTAGATATAGATTCATGGAATTATGGAATGAATTATAAAGATGATTTATTGAATCTAGGGTTCACAAAACAAGATATGGATGGATTTATAGCCGATAAATATGAAGAATTAGTGAAGCGGAAAGAAGATGAAGACGATGATTAAATTTTGTCCTGATTTAACTTCAAAAGAAGAAGTTGTACCAATTACGATTGGCACAGGAACATTCACAAGACCAGTACTACATAAATGCTTACAAAATAAATGTGTAGCGTATAAGCTTGGCAAATGTTTAAAATACGATAATTGTACGGAATATTGCTTAGAAAAAGTTGATGAAAGGATAAAGAATAAAAATGACAGATAAAGAATTATTAGAAAAAAACAGATTCACAGAAGAAGAGTATAAAAAAAAGGTTAAAGAACAATTCAGACAAATGCTTGAGGATAATTCAAAAAAAGAACAAGAATTACTTATGAAGAAACTGAGAAAAAAGCAAAACGCAAGTTTGAGAAAGCTTAAAAGAATGGTGCAAATCAAAAAAGAAACTGATGAATTTGTTAAAAAGCTAAAGGAGCAAGAACAATGATTAAAACAAGGATTGAAGAAAGAATTGATGCATTAATTAAAGTGTATGAAGGATACATTGATGAGAACAACCAAAGTATCAAAAAACACAAAAATCTTTTAATCGAGAAATTGGACGATGTACGTTATGAATATCTTAAATTATATGTCGAAACGATTGAAATATATAGAAGAGAAAATGAATTGTTTGAAATGTTTATTGAATCGTTAAAATATGCAAAGACAGGAGAAAGAAAATGAAAGCAAAAGAAATGTTTGAAGCACTAGGATATGAATATTATGAAGGCGAATACTCAATTCGTTATATAGCAAATTGTGATATGGATGATGATTATATTAGCATTGGCTTTGGGTTATTATCACACACATTCTACGCTCAGCACAACTGTAATCCGAATGACATTACCATAGATGAATTCAAAGCGATCCAACAACAAATGAGAGAATTGGGGTGGATTTAATGAAAACAAAACAAGAATATATAGATGCTTTAGTATGTATTACAAAAGAATATTACAGTACTGTTAGGTCAACGGAAGAAGCTAACAAATTTAAAAGTTATGAACGTTTATTCAAAGAATTGGTAGATGAGCATTTTGAAGAAAAGCAAGAAACTAATTTCGAGCATTACAAGGATGAAATCATAGAAAATTCCGACTACTGTTTTGCACTAGCCGACGGAAAGCTTTGTCAATGCAGTGATGTTAGTTGTAGCGAGTGTGGATTTAGTACAGGATATGGATGCAGTGAAAAGATTAAAGAATGGTTAAATAAACCATATGAAAAGCCAAAATATAAGCTAACGCAATTTGAGTATGATTTGTTAAACGCGCATAAAGATTATAAAACGTATAATAACATTGCAAATCAAATACATTTGTTTAAAATGCGTGAAAAGGGATATTTTAAAGACGTTGATACAAATATTTCAATTCGTGAAATCTTAGACAATTGCGAGGTAATTAAAAGATAGAAAAGAGGTAGAAAATGATTAATGTAGCAGTAATAGCAGGACACTTAACTAAAGACGTTGAGTTATCAAAAACACAAAGCGGAAATAGCGTAGCAAAGTTTACAGTAGCAGTAAATGGATACAATGATACTACAGATTTTATTAATTGCGTAGCATGGAATAAATTAGCGGATATTGTAAATATGTATTGCAATAAAGGTGATTTAGTTACAGTAGAAGGAAGAATCAGTGTTAGAAATTATGATAACCAACAAGGGCAAAGAATATATATCACTGAAGTTGTAGCTAGTAACGTGCAATTACCGCCTAAAAGCGTTTCTAATGGGAAAAATTACAATCCTAATGTAAATACATATCAACAACCTAATCAAGCAAATAACAACACTTACGGAGCGCAAAACACGTATGTGCAACCTAATTTGACACAACAAATTGCACAACAAGAATACAATGATGGAAGTAATTTAGATATTGCTTCAGATGATTTACCTTTTAAGTAATTCTATAGCTTGACGAACTATAGAATAAAATTGTCAAAAAATGGAGGTGACGCAAATAGAAATGAATTATGAAGAAAGGATTAAAGATTTAATTTCTAAAAACAATAAACTAGGAAGGGCAAATATTAAGCTTAATCAGACTTTAAAAGAAAGAAATGAGACCATTCATAATCAAACACATGAAATTAATAAATTAAAGAATAAAGTTGGCGAATTAGAAGATAAATTAATGAGGATGTATACATCATGAGTACATATGAAGATGTAAAACGACACTTCTTGTGTGAATGCCAATCGTACACATATTATGAGCAGAAGATAGCAGAGCTACAAAGGGATGAAGCAATTTATCCTTTAAAAGCCGAGCTATTCTTAGCTCATGCAGATTATGCAAGAAGAATGAATTATGTAAAAGACAAATTAAGCCAACTTGATGATACAACTCGAACAATGATTGAGTATAGATATATAAAGGGATTCAGTGCAGAAAAAACATCTAATATTGTGGGTTATGCAAGAGAAGAAATCCCAAGAAAGATAAACAAGAATTTAAAGAAAGTGCTCACAATGTGAGCACTTTTTCATGTAATAATTATTTTAGCAGGATAGAGCAGTAGTAGCTCACTAGTCTTATTAGCTAGAGGTCGAATGGTGCAAATCCTTCTCCTGCAACCATGATTACAAAGCCTATCAGTAAGTCCTTCCCAAATTAGATGTTAAATACCAACAATGGCATATTATTAGGCTTTGATATATTACCGAGCGTTTGTCTCGGTTCTTTTAATAATAAGGAGGAGAATGAGGAATAAATGGAGATTATAAAATTAAAAATCAATGACATTACACCTTACGAAAAGAACGCAAAGATTCATACTGAAGCACAGATTGAACAAATCAAGAAATCTATTCAAGAATTTGGTATGAATGACCCAATCGCAGTATGGGGGGGGAACAATACCATAGTTGAAGGGCATGGACGATTAGAAGCATTAAAGCAATTAGGCTATACATCAGTTGACTGTATCAGACTAGACAATTTGACAGATGAAGAAAGAAAAGCTTATACACTTGCTCATAATAAAATCAATATGAATACAGGATTCGACATTGATTTATTAGATGAAGAATTAGACAGTATCGAAGATATTGATATGTCTGATTTTGGTTTTACTGAACAAGATATTGATTGGGATAATGTAGAAGATTTAAGTGATGATTCTTATGAAGAACCTCAACATGAAATGTGGAAATGCCCTCAGTGTGGACACGTAGATAGAAAAGAACACTTTAAAGGAGTTCGTGACAATGAATAAAACTACACCTAATTGAAAATATTTCTAAGCGCATTAGAGGTGCAACGAGGTAAGAAATCATTATGTAGAATCTTAGTCGAGCAAGGCATTCAAATGAAATATAACCTTATGTCTTATTACTACCTAAGAAAGAATTTAAATGACGCATATTTCATAAAAGAGAACAGTCAATTAGTAATAATAGACAGTGGAGCGCATAGTTTCCAAAAGGGTGCGAAAGTTGATTGGGTAGAATATACCAAGCAATACGCAGAATTTATAAAAGAATTTGATGAGGACAAGGTTGTAGGATATTTTGAAATGGATGTAGACAACA